CCTAGCAATTTGACTAAGCGATATACTCGTGTGATCGCTTTCATACTCGTCTAGAAAACAACTTGTTACATTCAAGACTCCAGGAACAGTAAAGGCCTGAGACTGAATCGCATTGGCCCAAACATCCCTACCGATAATGAACGTGTTACCAAAGTCTTCAATCGCAGCAGCGATTAAATCGTCTCCATCTACAGGGTACAGGTCTGGATTAACAGTCACATTAATAGAAACGTGAGTCTCTATCTCTTCTACTCGACTAAAGTAGTACGTGTGATTGACACCCATTGTATCTTCAACAGTGACAGGGTATGTGCCCCAAGTGCCTATGCCAGCGGCTTTGCTGTCTAGGATTACCTGCCCGATAGCTTCATCGGTGCCACCCAATACGAATATCTCTATTGAATGTGCAGGTATAAAACTCTCGTCGGTTTCGTCTGTGGTGTTCTCAAAGACAATAGCGTCTGTCACGTCCTCAACATCTAGTAAATCTACTCGGAGCGCATCAACCGTTGATGTGCCTGTCCTAAATAATTCATCCCGTCTACGGGTACGCAACTCAGGGTCTGTCTCAAGATCCATCCCTAGTACAGCCTCTTCAATATTCACGACTGAAAGCCAGCCATTTACAGGGGTAGCAATGTGTTGAATGGTCCTAGCAGGACCACTGACAGGACCATCCTCCGTGCCTGTGGCGACTACCTGGATTGCACCTGCACCCCATCCCAAGAAACGCCACTCTGCCGTGCTACCTGGAACCGTGAATGTATAGTCAACCTCAGTGGGGAAGGGGTTGTCCTGTAGCATTTCATCAATAGTCGCAAGGTTCATCGGTTCATTTGAGGACTCGCCTGCTGTCTCGCAACGAAGGATGAAGGCCTGTTCTGTGTCGTCACTCCTGACAATATCGCCAACCTCATATTCTGTGGATAGTTCCCCAGGGTCTACAGCGGTTATGGTAACGTCACTGTCTGTGGTGAAGACAACATCTAGCACCGTGCCTGCTGAATTGACTATAGCAACCTGACTATCAGCATCAACGTCAGTATCAGGATCGCCGGTCAACCAAAGGGTAGTAGTGGAGGGTTCTGCACCTAATCGGATAGTGCCAGTGATTGCACAGGTCCTATCGAGTGCCGCACCTTCAGCTTGGTCAGGGTCCATAGAAGCCCATACAGCTTCTGTGACTTCCCATTCTTCAGCTAGTTTATCGCTGAAGATGCCGATTACCTGCCCTGCCTCAGACTGTGCGCGTAGGTCTATACCAAGCCCATATACCATCTGAAAAGAGGCTTCTAGTAGAGCCTTGATTTCTTGGAGAGTGTAGGGTAGGAAGCCTGTAGTTGAAAGTCCTGGAGACATTATATTAAACTCCTAACTAATTACCGAATCCGCCGCGTTCACGTGATTTAATCCTCTGCCAATAGTAGAGAGGGTTGGCAGAAGCAAAAATGTCCTGATCATCAATAGTCTCACCGAATGCTACTAGTAACCCGAATACTCCACCCTTAGGGCCAGATACGGTAACACACGGATTGACCGCTGGATCTCGTGAACTTAACTCACTGAAAGAAGCAAGATTGATGCTGTATTGAGAGGACCAAAGTATTGTCATTTATAGATCAGGCTCCGTATCAGATAATATTAGTGCTCCATCGTGTATGTACAGCCATCCCCATTTTCCTAAGCTGGAATCCCACAGTTTGATGAAACCACCATTAGTATCGAGTACATAGAGAACGTTTCTGCGAAGGGTAACGGGGATCTCTGGTAGGGTCTCTTCCTCAGGGGTTGCTGAACCACTACCGCCACCAAACGCTGTAACCTCTGTGGTTACGTTAAGTGTACCATTAGCCTTAAAAGATACACTCGCGCGCCTAGTAAGTGTATTGAGAGTCAAATCAAGCGATTCAACAGAGAGAATGCCTGGGGAGTGTAGCAACTCTTGCCGCAAGTCCTCCCTACAGTGGTTAAGATTTGGGTTCTTAACAAAGAAATCCTGAACGTATGGAACGCCAGCGGTTGAATCTAAGAACCATTCGCCTCTGATAAAGCGGCACGTTTGAGCAGTGGCTAGACCTAGTGCAGCCTTGCCAGTTAGGATCTCGGGACCTACACCGCTGATATGAAATTCGCTGAGTAACATTGGTTTACTTTTTCACTTTCATAACTGAACTGCCAAGCGTGGGAATGGTCGGGTTTGTTGCATAGGTAACAGTCCCTCCACCCGTCGGCGCTACCCCTGTCTTGACCCAAGGAATCAGGGTGTTAGTCAGAAAGTCTGTGAGGACTCCCGAGAGGGTAGCAGCCTCGTAATCCGCTGCCTTCCTTGGGTGTCCGAAATCAAACAAGCCAGGGAAGGCGATTGCATCGTTCAAGTCGTGCGAGCGTTCATCATCTGGGTTGACCATTCCACCGTTGACTAGCCAACTATCGAGGGACCTATCACAGAAGACTAGTAGAACAGTGTGGCCCACTGGTATATCGGCAAGCATACCCCAGGGGAAGACTACAGGAACGTTGCAGATCACAGGTTCATCTACAGTTACTTGGTCTTCTGATTCATCATCAAAATAGTAAGTCTTGAGAAGAGGTTGCACATTAACCATACATTTTGCAGCATCCCATTTAAGGACCTTAGCAGGGCAGGATACGCGCATATTCCAAGAGATACGCGATTCAGCAAGGTCTAGGGCCTCTTCAAGTGTTCCGCCTTCAGGATCTTCATCTAACATTAGATAATCTGCCCTTCACAAACACAGTACCAATCGTCTCCCCACGTATTGCCGTCGATAGTGACTTTGTTGAGAACTACCGTACATCGTTCATAGTGGATTGATTCAAGCTGAACCTTCCTCCCAGGTCTGAGGGTAGGAAGGATTAAACTCTTGAACTTGACCAGGTTAGATTGTTTCTTTAGTTTCTTTGGACCTTTTGGGGTTGCACCCTTGGGAGTAAGAAGACCACCTATCTTCTGTGCGCTAGTGGACTCGGGTGAACCGATTAGACCTGACGTGTCTGTGACTAGTAGCAATTCTTCAAGTACATAACCCTTTTTGGGTAGGATAGTTAATTCATCTCCCTGGAATGACCACGAATAGCCATCTCTAGAGAGAAGGTCTGTTAGTGCCTTGCTTGCCCTACCAAAGTATGAATAGCCTTGATTGTACTTAGCGTCTAGCTTCTCAAATCCAGGCAGGTTAAGGATACGCGATATCCTGTCATCAGTAGCCCATCCAGCTTCAAGGATAATAGCCTTAAGAACGTCTTTCTTGGTTGTACCTCCAGCCTTAGATATGGTTACGTAGTCGGTGTAGTATTTCTTGGAGCCTTCACCACATTCGACTTTGGTACACCAATCGGCATTCTCGTGGAGGAAATCAACAGACCTGATATCGCCTTTGAATATAACGCCTGTCTTCATCCAATCAACGAAACCTTCAGGGACGTACTTCTCTGGGGAGGTTCTCCAACCTTCTTCGATACCGGCACTTGTTTTGAGTAGTGCATTGTATCCAACGGATAGGGTTAATAGCTTGCCTGCCCTAACCACATGCTCTATCCGAGAGGTTGAGTCACGGATGTTGTAGATTCTGAATTCGCCTGGGTTGGGTTCTTTCTTCTTTGAGAGGACTATGTTAAACGATATATCTAGCCCCGTAATGTCTAGGGTGTTATCTTGGCTGGCAGGTGCTCCAGGGTTAGTAATCTGCAACAGGTAGTTTCTACCGAATAGCTTGCCTTCACTAGTGGTATAACCTTCTGACATTAAGAGACAGGCTCCTGCGGTGGTTCAACCGCGTCTAGAACTGGCACAGCAACAACTACAGGCGCGGTATACTCTTCATAATAGAACTGCACTCTATTACCCAGGTCTTCAAAGATGCTGATTTCTTGGTCTGCAAGTGGTCCACTGTCAGCAAACCAGAGGACTCCAGGCGGTAGGCGCTTATCGTAGTGGCTTCTGTAGAGAAGGTCAGTCGTAAGCACAACCTTATGAGAGAGGATGAATTCTCCGTCTTCTGAATAGATGTAGAGGAACCATCCCCCCGCGCGAGTGTTCCACTTGAAACGATAAGAGCAGGTCACGTCATCTAGGGTAGTCTTGTAGACGTAATCAGATGTACCGTCTACGGTTAGGGGTAATTGTAGAATACTCATTATTGACCCCTAGCTCTCAGGGGAGTAGGTACGGCACCCGGACGGGGAGGGGCGGCAGACTTGCCACCCTGCGATACCAATCCTCCCCCTCGCTTGGTCTTCACGGCAACGTTGCTAGTCTTCAGGTCAACCAACCTGACCGACTGAAAGACTCCCGTGAACTTGAGGGCATCTCCTGACTTTTCATCGCGCGTGGTCGAGAGACTGACTAGCGCCATATTCTCGTATGTGCGTGAGCTAGTCTTGATTGGAATCAGGGCAGGGGTTCTCCACAGGTCACAGAGGGTCTGATACACAGCTTCAGCCCTTGACAGTTCTAGACGCGGGATGCCAGGGGTAGAAGGCAGTGCGCCAGCTAGAACGGGATCAATGGGGGTATTCGTGATCACGCCTTCAACGGTCAACCGTTCTGATTTCTGCCGAATGTGATCGCTTACGGGCAGTCCGCGCTCTACTGGATGTTCAGAGATAACGCATTCGTGTACGTTCTCTTCCTTAACCATTAGGTCTATATCGTTGCCATCAATAACTAACAAGTCTTAGTGACCACCCTTTGCTTTAGCTTTTGCAACTCTTGAATCAAGTGCAGCGTCAACCGCACGTCTAACGTTACGGGTAAAGTCTTCTTTCGCTTTGGCGCTACCTGGACCCTCAAAGTCTGGAATGGCGCCATTGAAGATCATGGTTAACTGCCCGATTGAATCACGATTAAGCGGGTTTCCGTTCTTGTCGGTTAGTTCAACGCTGCGTGAGGCGTCTATAATCTTTTGGGCGACATCCATTGCCCTTTTATCCATTGGATAATCTTTATCCCACTGTGCCTGTCTGTCTTTTAGTTCCTTATCATTGATGGCTACCTGCGTTGTGCCTGCTGTGATGAGTCCAGATATCATGTTGTAGCCAGGGGCTAGTGAAAGAACCTTTATGATGGGTAGAATTGTGCTAGGTACTTTCTTTTCAATTCTGGTTAACCATGCGTCAAGGTCTCTGAATGGCTGCGATAGGACAGACTCCTTGCCCACCATGAACCCAAATAGGTCAGTGCTTAGGTAGTAGGCGGCTTTTAAGCCTCTAGCAAGGTGCGTAATACCGATGGAGTTTTTACCAATCTCGTAAAGAACCTTTGCTGGCCCAGGACTCTCTTGCTTGAATAGCGTTATCTTATCGTTCAACATCTGGAATGACGTAATAATGTCCTGTAGTGCCGCTAGACCTTCC